CCAAATGCCACCACTGACAGCGGAAACGGCAGTAGTCACCTTATCATTCAAATCATCAATCATATATGGAACCAGTTCTGTTTCTATGTCAATGGTCTGCGATGCCTTGCTAAACTCGGTTGGATTGATAGAGCCTAAAGCGGAAACAATGAAATTTACTCTCCGCTGCAAGAACTCACCGATAACCTCACCGTGATTTTCTACCGCCATATGTGCACCCATGAACATAAAGCGGAAAGCGGTTCCTGATGCTTTGCCTACCCCCTTCAACGTTTCAAATGATATTCTTGGAGTGTTTGACATATCATAAGCCATATTAGTGAGTGTTTCTGCTTCAAAACGTACCGTATCTGGCACCTGATTCCACGTCAGATATTGAGCATCCGCACCTTCACCTGTAAGTTTGACCATTCTGTCCTTAACCTTACCCATGAAACCCTCCACGTCACCGATAAGTTTCAATAAAGGGAAGAAATGATAATCGATGCAATCTGCATAATTGGATAATAATTTCTCCAACCGAACCCGAAAAGTCTTTATCTTTTTGCAATAAGGTTCAGGACGGTAGGCATAGAGAACCGGTAATTTGGGGAATCCATGAGTAAAAGGCGTTCTTTCTTCATACCCTTTAGATAAATCCCACTGATAGACCATCTTATCAGTGATAGTCATAAAGCAAGTTATCTCCGAATCATCCATGAGCTTCTTCTTGTACTCACGTGAGAAAGCAATCATCTTACCTTCATCATTGAAGAACGGATAAAGCTTATCCCCACGGAACGGAGACCATAATACGCTTTTCAGCTTCTTGGTAGGTTTTACCTTGCCTCCGAATGTAGTCTTTACTTTTTTCCAGAACTTCGCCCAAAACGAATCATCATCGGTAACATACCAATATTCTGCCGCTTCTTGTTCGGAGAGCCAGGCACGGACAACCTTCTTGTTCTGATATTTGATTTTGTTGGATTTAAATACAGCCTTTACCGCATCCAGTAGCTTCTTTTCATCATCATCAGTTGGAGTGCAATCCATAGACGGTTCTGTGCCGACCGTGAAAGCAGTTTGAATGTTCACTATATCCTGTTCCAATGGAATGGAGATACGGTTCACCGGTTCAGTCTTATACTTTGCTTCGATTTCATAAGTCTTACCCGTTTTTTCATCGAAGTGCTTCTCTGCTTCTTTTTCAAGAACCTTTCTGTCCGGATATTTCTTTTCGTCAACCATGATTTCATGGCGTTCCGGATTCCAATCATCCCAAAGTTTGCAACGGTCGGGAAGTTCAGTTTTCCTACCTTTCTTCAGATAGTTTATCTTCTGCCCGATATCGGGCAATGCTAATATTTCTTCTAAATTCAATGGCATAGCTTATATTTTTAGTGTGTGAATATTCCTGTTAAATCTTTCGGCTTCTGAATCTTACCAAGAAGCTCACCCAATACATAGTAACGTACAGCATCTATTCCGTGATTGTCATGGTCTTCCGGTTCGTTGATATAGTTCCCGTCCTTATCCTTTGCCCAAACATACTTTCTGAACTCGCTTTGTAAGTTGTACGAGCGTTTGGTTATATAAATCTCCATATCTTTCATTTTGTCAATTCCGGCATTGATAGAGCCTGCACCTTTCTCTACGGCATATATCTTGATCCCTCCGTTGTGTATCTCTTGAATCAAACGTGGATCTGCGCTGTCAGCAATGACTTTCAATCCCCACGGGCGAAGAGTCTTGATGATGTCAGAAGAAAGCAATCCAGTACGGTAATCCACTTCATCCAAGTAAAGGGCGTTATCAACGATACCACAACGAATGGAAGCAGACGGGTCATGCGTATAACCGAAGTCTTGCCCGAAAGCAATTTTCTTTGCCCAAGCCGGGAACTCGTCAACAATGCCCCATTTCTTGAATACGGCACCTTCTGCAACGTCAGCCCACCGGCCGATAACCACATGAGCATACTTTTCAGGATTACTCACCTTTATATCCTCTACCTCTTTTAGAAACTCCGGTGAAAGATTCTCCAAATTATCAAAGTAAGTCGTATGAATGTGGAGCACATTCGGATGAGTGGAAATCTGAACCTGCACACCGTCAATCTCTACCAGCTTGTGAGTTTTCTCAATGTATTTCTTGTAGATGAAGTGATTGGAATCGCATGGGTTCATTATAATGATAATCCGGTTCTGAATACCCTTCTTGCGAATGGAGAGCATTATCTTGTCGAACTCATCTTCGCTTGTCCACTCTTCCGCTTCATCGCAGACAAAAGTCGTAATGCCTTGAATGGATTTCAGTTTTGCTGTCTGGTTTCCGGAAGAAGTCTTGATACCCCGGAACATGATACGGCTCTTAGTCATCTTATTGACTATGTCCGTCTTTGTGGTCTTGAAATATTTCGTGGTACCGTCCAAATCTATCTTCTCCATCATTTCGGGGATGATAGACATACCGGCAGAAACCATCGTGTAGCGAGTATAGAGTATCTGATGAACTATCTTCTCGGCCGGTGTCATTTCAAAAGTCAACCGTTCTATGAAGGTAGAAGCATTGAAAGACTTTCCGCTACCACGCCCACCGGTGATAAGAATTATAAATTTTTCCTTATCCTCATATAATGGATGGTAAATTTCTTGGGGTACTATCATTTTAGCTTGTCTTTAATCCAGGAATCAATGTTGATGCCATGCTCTATGTCTGTTGGAATATCAGCGTCTTCATCTTGTTTGCGCTCAATCTTTCTCCAATCTTCATCATGGTGGTACAGCCAAACGGACATTGCTTGCAAATTAGGAGCCAACTCGCTTTCGCTAACTTGTAATTCGTCCTCACCTGTCAAATTTCCCTCTGAATCACGGAGCTTTCTTACCACGGTGCTTTTGGTTTTTATGCCACCGAGAGCCATTGCAAGGAATTTAGCCCTTACAGTGGCATTGATTGTCGCGCGCCCACGCGCTAAGACTTCGGATATTTCGGTGTACTCACTTTTCTTTTCGCAGAATGTTTGAGGCAAAATCCCTATGGCATAAGCAATTTCCTTGTCAGTGAATCCCTTTTTGGCATACGATTCCACGAGAGAAAGAAATTCCTCGCTTGTATAATCAAACTTAGGCTTTCTTCCTCCTTTACCTTTTCTATTTTGAGATTCACTATTGCTCATAATTTTAACCGTTATTGTTACCCATATAGACACGGCGAGAAATTGGCTTGTTTCCATAGACATCAACTCCTCTTTTTGAGAAATAGCTATCTATTTTCTCAGCATATCTTCCCATTATGGATTTCGTTCTATCCCTTATGTTTCTTTGTCTTGCAGAACCTAACCCGTATTGTCTTCCAGCGTTGTACATTATTCGTCTGGACTGCTGATATAACTGGCTATATGTTTTCTTTCTAACTCAGCTTTCCTCCCAATAATTAATCTATTCTTTCTACTTGTTCATCAAAAACTTCTCCCTTTATAAACTTCATATCTGGTTCATACCCGAACCTTTCGCAGAAAGCGGCTTTAGCTTCATAGGTATCGAAGGACAACATCACATAGGCATCCATGTTCTCAGCTTGCTTCTGTGCGTTTTCTTTCACCTGATGCTTGACCTCTTTCATGTGGGCTACCTTTTCAGCACGTTCCAACTGTTTGGCGGCTTTATCGGCTTCTTTCTGTTCGGAAACTGGGACCATCATATCAGACAAAGCATCCGCAATAGAGTTTTCCTCTTCGGTCTGCAAAAGATAGTCGACACCAATCATGTTTAGGTCAGCATCGGTCAGTCCTGCATCTTTCCAGTCTATATCAGGAACAATACGAGCGAGAGCGTCAAAATCCCATGTACCTTGTGCGTTGGGATTGTTCATTAGAATATTCAACTCTTTTTCCTGCTGCTCGTCCACGTCAATCACATCAACACGAATGCGGTAGTCATTGTCGGGAAACTTCTGCAATTCGTCCATGACAGACAAACGCTGATGTCCACTGACTACGGTAAGCCCGGTACGCTTATTCACAACTATTCCACCTACCAATCCGAATTTCTTGATGCCACGTTTCAGTGTCTTACGTGATTCATCGGAAAGTTTCCGGGGATTATAGTCTGCAAAGTGAATGGCAGAGCGGTTAAGTTCCACCGATTCACTCTTTATGTATTTTGATAATTCCATATTAGCCATTACTTAGACCGAAACCTCTCTGCCGAAGAGTATTCCTTTCGGCTCTTGCTATAAGATTATCACGAGATTGTTTTGCACGCCTGCTTGCAGCACTGCTACTCCATGTATTTTTTCTTCTCCAATTAGCTTCGCTCAATCTTTCTGCCTGAGCATATATCTGTTCTCTTGTCTTTCTTTTTCTGACTCAGCAATCCTCCTTATTAATTTTGTTGATTATGATACTCCCAAAGCACTCTTTCAGCCATCGGGAAAACTTCGTAAATTCTCTGTAAGTCCTGTGGGTAATTCTTCTCCATCCAAAGCATACAGTCAAGATTGAAACCGACACCCGAACTGGCTTTCAATGAATATCGAACTGGTTCGGGTAAATTGTGCTGCCTCATATAAGCAAGAATATCCTTTTGTGTCCAATCAGCCAAAGGATAAACCATACCGTTATTCTCGTAACCGTTTACCTCATACCCTTTCAACATAAGTCTACGATTCATACCATCAGCTTTTTTCATGCCCAAGAATGTATAATAAACTCCATGAGTAAGCTGCATAGCTTTTACCACATCTGCCAACTTTAACAGCTTTACTTTCGGATTTGGCACACAATACATACCGCCACGGAGAATATAAGTGAGATTCCAATGTGGTACTTGGACAAACTCTATCTTCGGATATTTGGCTTTAGTCCAGTTTATCCAACGGTTAATATGCTCCAAATTCTTGACAAAGTACATGAACACGCAAACAATCCGGTCAAACTTCGGATAGATTAAATCAAGCAGAACAAGCGAATCTTTACCAAGTGATAAAAACAGTAAAGCCTCATTCGATTTTACCCGAATGAGGTCTATATACCGGTTCGCTTGTTCTACCTTGTTCATGGTTAACCTCCAGACATACCCAATGACACACGTAAATCAGCATAACGTTGTCTACGTGAACCTAACTGTGTGGCACTAGCCGTACCTCTACGGTTGGCAACCAATCTACCGCCTGCACCTGCACCATTCATGTTTCTGCGCGGTCCGGCTACTCTGTTAATTCTTCTTGCGACTCAGCTTTCTAATTTTAAAAGTTAAACAAATCAATCTATATATTTCTCTAATATCTTGCCCAAAGTATAATCCATTTGTGCGGCAAGATATTCTTCGCCTTGATGTTCGTAAACAATATCATTACCGTTTTCATCTGTGAGAATTACTGCTTCTGCGTTCTTTACCTCTACAATGATATAAGGACGCTTGCCCGTATATGCACCTGTCAGAAGCTTGATTGCATCGTACTTGATAGGCTTCAATTCTACCTCACCTTCTTCAGGCAGTTCTGCATCAGCCGGATATTCTTTACCGCCACATAGGTAAGTGATATACTTCTTAGCGTTAGTTGGTCTGATTTCACGGTATTCGTGGGTTTTCTTGCCTGCCAAGATTTCATCGAAATACTTCTGTTTGATGCTTAATGTAAGAATGTTCATAATCGTGTCAAATTTAAATTAATACTCAATAGTTGCGGGGGGCTGAATCGAACAACCGACCTTCACCAAGTCAAAGTGAAAAGCTACCACTGCTACACCCCGCGATAGTACCCCAAAGGTACTACCACAACCAAAGATAACGAAATATCTTCAATCGTTATACACGACAATTGGCTTATTGTCGTGAACTAAGCCATTTATCCCGTCTTTCTCTACACGCCTCTAAGGTAGGCGCACAACAAGCAAAGAGTTCACCACTTTCAGTACGGTAGTCGTACTGGTACATTCTCACTCTCTTTCTGCCTAACTTCGTTGCGTAGGTAGTGTAATTCTCTTTGCCGGGCTGGCATACGCTGCAACCTCTTTCGTCGTTAATTGAGTTCATAATCATTTATCAATACTTACTTAGTAATTTGTAAAACATTCGCCTTTTCTCTATGTATTTAAGACCGTTTCGTCTAAGACCTCGCTTTGATTTTGATACAGTCATTTGGCAACCTGCAACGCCAACGTAGATGCAATTTAAATGATGCCTTTTAGCTTGTTTGAAAGCCCACCAAATCGCTTCACGGCAATATCTATAGCTATCATTTTGAACCCCCTCATAGCCTTTTCACATTATGAAATGTCCAATTTCATTTGCTTCTTCTTCTGAATAGCATATTGTGAAGATATTATTCATCCTTTCTTTGCTTTACTTGTTCAACCAAAAACTTTTTAAAATCATTCTTGTACTGGCTGTGAATGATTTTATACTGATGGGATAGGTTAGGCAATTGTTTGTAACCTTTGCTATACAAGAATTTGGCTACTAATTCAATCTTTTCACGGTTGCTGAAACCTCTGTCCTTACACATGTGAGTTATACAGACATTCGCCTTGCTGGTAGGCTTCTTTTCAACTGGTGGCATGTATTCATGTCTGTCATAAGCGTGCGTTCTTGGATAGCCAACCTCTTCACCTAAATATTCACCTGTGATGCAATCAAATTCACCACTAATTAAACTATCTGCTATTTCACCCATAATAATCAATATTTTATGTCACATTCAATCTTTCTTCACTCGTATAAGCCACTACAAGCCCAGTTTCATCATGCTGTATGGTGATGTACTTTTCGCCCCTCTCTATGGTGGTAAAATCGCACATACTGCATAACTTACCTAACACTTTGCCCAGTTGCTTCATTAGTGGGGCTTCAGGACTGATAACTAAAACTAAATCTGCTTTCATAATCGTGTATATTGTGGTAGCTCGAAAGCTACCGGATTAGGACTTAAAATAATCAAAATATATATTCACCTGTTTGTTTGTCATAGACACCTATTAAACCGTCTTTATACTTTTTACGGTAATTTTCATAATGTCTTGTTATGATTTTAAGAGAATTAGAATCTTTCACAAATACACCGTTAAGCTCTAAATAATACCGTTTCATATTCTTCTATATTGCGCAGGGCTTTCGCCCTGCTGGTTAAACTCAGTTTATTTCGTAATAAGGTTGCTCGCCTCTAATAACTCTCTTTGCATCTGCAATGCTATCATACAGCTTTGATTCGTCATTATCTATGATTACAAATTCTTGATGAAAGCCATCTTCAAACACTGTTATTATGTGACCTTTGTAACTTACTTCTCTGATGATATTCTTTGTTGTCATAATCGTATATCTTTTAATTGTTATTACTTCGTTTCTGATGATGCAAATGTAAATGATATATTTGACACTACAAAAAATAAGAAAGTATATTCTTTCATTTAACAATATTTCGTAAATGATATATTTGACACTACTATAATAAACGTATCTTTGCAAAAAAAACTAAAGGTATGAATAGAATAGAATTGCTTATTAAAGAAAAGGGGTTTAATATGACATCTTTCGCAGAAAAAATGAACACTACCAGACAGAACCTATATGCTATATTGAAAAGCCCGTCTTATCCAACACTTGAAAAGGTTGCGGAAGCCCTTGACGTTCCGATGTGGCAACTCTTTGCTTCACCGGAAGAAGTGAAAAATGATGCCAATACTATTACCTGCCCTCACTGTGGTGGAAAAATTCATTTTGACGAAGAGCCACGTATGCCGGAACATAAGAATATACGAGGGAAAGAATACTATAAATAAAGAAAGGAGAATAAAACATATGGGAAAAAGGATTTATGTCAATGGAGGAATCTTAATAACGACTCCATTTTTTGCATATAAGAATGCAGGGGCATCATACGATCTCCCTCCTGAAAATTCTGAAATTATAGAGCCCAATACTATAACTGAAACAGGAGAGCCTTACCTTGAAATTAGCAATGAGCATCCCCAATCTATTTTTAATGAATATTACGCAAAAACATTCTTTACAACACAACATACATTTGCTTATTTTTTTGCAAAAGACTTTATCGGATCATATAATGATTTTAAGCAAAGAATTGATGAAATCCAAAGTGTAATTAACATCAAAGGATTGGACGAACAAAAACAAAATATCATCAATAAATTGTCATATATTAATATCATTACATCATTAGATACATTTATTTGTGACATTATTTTAACCAAAATAATCCAAGACGAAGAAAGTTTCAATAATTTTTTCAATTCAATTCCTCCATGCAAGAAAAAAGATGAAATGACTAAATTAAAAGAAGACAATCTTGTTGCCCAATGGGAGCAAAAGGTCATAGAATATGTAATGAGGACATCTTATAGTAACATTGATACTATAAAAGATATACTCAAAGAATTATTTAAAGTTTCTATAATCGACACAAATGGGAAAATGAAAAAACACTTCTATTATAGGAATTTATTAGCACATAGAAATGGTAGAAAAAAAGATGGAGGTTATATCAATATAACTAATGAAGAACTTAAATCCTTAATAACTGATACGCAATCCATCGCAAAACAAATCCAAACAAAAATTAAGCCGGAGCACTAAGCCCCGGCTCATTAATTGATTAGCCCTTTGATTCTTAACCGATTTACGATTTCGGTATAAAGATACTCTATATCCCCGCTGAAATCCCCATAGTTCTGATAGAGAAACACGACATCAGCGCAGTTGTCGGAAATTGTACTCTTGGACTGAACCCCAAGTACCCTTGACATCTCTTCGCGTAACCCAGCTGTCATTTTCCCACCGGCAAGCGAACTTGGAGAAAACAGGTACAGGATAATGAAAATGAACTTCTTCCGCTGGGTAACACTGTCAATATTCGGTGGACATCCTCTCTCATTCAGCAACTCAACGAATATTTTGTAGATTTCATGGATAAGGCTTTTGTCTTTCAAAATTGGGGTGGTCAAGGCGTTTTCTTCCTCTGAAAGTTCTGATTTCTCAATTCTAATCTTTTTAAGGCGAATTATTTTGTTAAAATCCAGTTCCATAACACGATTATTTTAAAAGTAAATAGTATATTTGCATCATAATCGTGTAAGGAAGAGCTGATTCATGGTCGTGCGTGGGTTGGCTCTTTTTCATTCTTCCCCATTCGTGCTGACGAATGGTTTCTTTTCCAAATCATAGCAAGTGATATATACCCGTTTCCCATTAACATCACATAGAGCAAGGGCATATCCTTTCTCTAGTATTTTAACCGGCTGATTGTCGCAATAGACAGTACTTCCAACCGGAACTCTTATAAAATGACGTACTATCATTTGATTATCTTTAGCTTGTTATACCAGCGTGAAGAGAAAGGGAACCACCCGATTAGGAATGATTCCCCGAAAATAGTTACTTTATATAGTTTGCTCATGGCTATTTCTTTTTCAAATTAGACATCACACATTTAATCACTTCATAAATGAAAATAGCAAGAAAAATAGTAGTCCATGGATATTGGTTTATCAGTTCATAAAAATCTCTCATAGTTTTACCTCCTTCCACTCACTTTCTATAATCACATGTTCACACTTATTACACCTATGCAAATAAGTTGGGAATGGTGCCGTTGTATAGTCCTCAACAGCTATTTCTATACTGCCACATTCCGGACATTCTATCTTTACCTCTTTGATACCGGGATAATCCCAAAAGGATAATTTGCCTTTCACGTCCTTAATTGGATTTTCGTAGAGAATAGGGTTAGCTAGTACCCAGTTATAAACTCCTTTCTCTGCCCAGATGGAAGGATGGTTTTGTACACAGTCTATTATCTCGACGCTTCCGATTATGGAGCCTGTACAAAAACTAAAATCTTTCCACTCTTTGTTTTCCGGTAATGCCAATAACTGCTCATTGGTAAGTATTGAATCATAGAAATTATCATAATTCAAAGGTTTACCGCTTGAATGAATCAGTACCCTCTGCCCTAAGTATTTCTTAGGGCAGCTCCAAGTACGGTTCTCAATGTCTTTAATACCATGGACTATCAAAGAGGCCCACGGCTGTTTTATGGTTATTGCTTTCATTTTTTATTGTTGTTCTTTAATATATCATCGAAAGACGGAATAGGAAGCCATGCCAACACGATACTGTTTCCGTGAGTCCATATTCCCTTTATATCTAAATTGTTGCTTCTACGAAACGTTTCTTTTTGAATATATGGTACGCCATAACCCATTGTCAAAACGAAGATTTTTTGTTCTTCTTCCGGCAACCTTTCTTTAACGTTAATCCAAGGCGATTGCTTTGACTGCCACTCTGCACCACATTGAAAATCTTCCATACTATCAGCATGACGTGAAACGTAGGTATCCGCGTCAACTTCTTTCAGAACGTCTTTTCTGAACTTCGTTTTATTAGTAGCATAATCGTATGCTGCTTCTTCTACTGTCTGTTTCATATCTCTCCTTTCCACCTATCCTAGCAGCATATACATTGCTACTAGGAATAGATAATAAATTGTTGTTTTACTCATTTTTGTTCAGTTTTGCTCTAATTTATTCTAACGTACTTACCTGCAATATCACAAGTTTTTATTACCTCCGCATTATCCTCACCAAAAGCGATGAGAATACTACCACAGCCGGGAGAATCTCCACGAGTTCCGTCTGGACGGAAGAATCTGATTCGGTTACGCAAGAATTTCATTGCCGTTGCCTTCTCGAATATCACATCCTGAAACATCTTTGAATCGCAACGATTGAAAAGTAAAGCAATGCCGTTTCCATGTTCTGCCATCCGTTTAACGAAACATTCTATAAGAGGACGGGAATAAGGTGGGTTCAACCAAACGCGACCTTTCCATTCCTGTTTTAATCCATCGTCATTTTTGTTGTACATGACATTTGCCGTTTTATAGGGGGGGGCTACTGGGGCACATGGGTCTAAATCAAATTCACCCAATGCGTCTATAATTTCTTTCGGTGTGTACCATTCATCGGTACTATTAGCCGATTTTTCAAAAGTTGTATTCATTTCTAATTTGTTTGAAGCTAATTAGGTTACATCATTAATACTGATTTCTCCTTTTAAAACTCGTTCTACCTGCCGGTCAAGTAATTCTTGAAATTCTATTTGGCATATAAGAGAGCAATCCGGTATCATCTCTTCCGGCATTTCTCCACGGTTAGGAGAAAGCTCATCAAGAAATATTTTTCCAGATTGGTCTTTCAGACACGTTGCTCCTACTTCTCGTTCAATTTTAGCCATCCGATCAAACACATTCGGGAAATCCTTCCGTATCTTATTCCAGTAGCCCATTCCACCTTTGACACAACCGATACAATTATTGTTATTGTAACCCATCTTGTACATGGCAGGGATTTCAATGCCAGCTTTCCAAAGCATTCCCATTGCATCTTGCTTGGTTATCTGTCGCTCGATAAGTGGGAACAACGGCTTTGTATCAGGATATTGCTGTTTAAAGCGGACAGCACGGTTTATTTCTTTCGGGTCAAAGTCGAATCCCCAGACTTGACCGTCCCAATTTCCCAACTCTTTTTCCAGCTTGTAACGGACTTGTTTCTTTAATTCGAATGTGCAAGCTGCACCAGTAGGACCATTAATAAATCTTTTCTTAGCCAACACATCCTCTACGTTAAGATACTTATCGCTGCGAATGGTATGAATTGGCCGCCCGTACCATCTCTCGCAATCTGAGATAAATCGGACATTATCTGGATGCCCGGAACCTGTTTCGATATAATAGAGTTGTACATCGTTATACAAGTTCAATGCTATCTTACAAGCTACTGCGGATGTTACACCGCAAGAAAACCATGCTATTATCATTTGATTCCTTTCTAATCAGTTATTAGTTAATTGGCAATTTCATAAAGCACATCCATATCGTTTTACTTTGTCGGCCAGTGGTATGCCCAAACAAAGGCTTATAAGGTATAATGGATAAAACTTCATTGACTTTTATTTCACTCTCACTCCATTTGAATACCAATGTCCCGTTGGGCTTTAGGACACGCATACATTCATCAAAACCGCTTTTTATCATTTCTTGCCAATTATCCGGAAGCCTACCATATTTCTTTGCCATCCATGATGTTTTGCCAAGTGTTTTCAAATGTGGCGGGTCAAACACGACCATGTAGAAAGAGCTATCCTCAAATGGCAAGTTGGTAAAATCAGCCACTATATCAGGTCTTATTTCTATTATCCTAATCTTATCTCTGTCCTTGGCCGTAAGTGTTTCCGAACGTTTGTCAACAAATAAGGCAAGAGGATTATATTTGTCAAACCAAAACATTCTACTGCCACAACAGGCATCTAATATAAGTTTTCCATTTTCCATTAAGCTATTTCTTTTGATTTCTTCAATCTCAACTTTCTCAATACTTTGCAAAGTGCTTCAGTATTTTTTCTCGCTTGTGTAACCTCCACCGCATTCCCGATAAATTTCTTTTGGTCAGCTTGTGTGCCTATTAAAACATAATCTTCAGGGAATCCCATAATCTTTTTGAGTTCCGGAATGCGAAGCATCCGCATTTTAATATCCACTATGCCATACAGTGCCATGAACTCCTTTATCTTCACGGTCATAGGACTATCATTGTTGTAGATTTCAATCGCTACCTGACCGCTTTCTGTTGCTACCAGATAAGGCGGCATCTTATCCATGCGGGCTATTAATGTGAAGCAGGGGCTATCAACAGAGCCGCCAGCACTGTTGAACTGTGGATTCATCAGATAGTGCCATTTCCTGTTTGCGGTAATGGTCTGGGAGGGTTCCTCTATACTGCTACCTACATTTGAGAATGCAGTATTCATTATCCACGGCTGGTATGTTACCAAGTTTTGTTTCGGTGTTGTGGTAACAGCGGGGCATGGCGAGTTTATATCAGACACCTGACCACCTCCAGAATATTGATTCATAAAAAATGGAGATACAAGGGAAAGTCTGTCTTTAGTCAGAAGTGTAGGACAAGGCTGATTAATATCCTTTCCTGTATCCTTAAAGTTATAAGAACACATAAATCGGCTTTCAATTAAAGCCATCCTGTCCTTCGTTGTGACCGTTGGAGCTGGAAGGTCTACCGAATGATTATGTCCATTTCCATAATAAGCAGAAACAAAAACATGGTGGTCTTTGCAGGTGATTGCACCTGCCGGTTCTTCTACAGACACATTCTTGCTTTCGGGATGTCCGCTGAACTGTTTGGAGAGGAAACTTACCTGTACCTTTGCAAAGCGGTTTTCAGTAGTCAACACTCCGCATGGTTCATCAACTGATTTGCATGTGTCTTGAGGGCGAACCGTATTGTAACGGGAAAGGAAAGCATCCTTTCCTCCGGCTACAAACTTGATAAGTCCAGCATAGATACGTTCAAGCGTTTTCTCTGCAAGAGGCTTTTCCCTGAAGATGGTAGTTCCTTCATCAGAGAAATCAAGCACATCTTTTACCGGCTTCCACTTCTCCAGCCGCGAGAACATATCTTGCCTACCACCTTTACAATGGGTCGGTTCTGGGAATACTATCGGCAAGTTCTTTTTAGCAAAGATGCCGAAGAAGCGTTTTCTTGTGGTGTAGGCACCGAAGTCGGCAGCATTTAAGATGCGGTGCTCAAAGTTGTAACCGTACTTCTTGACATTGCGCACCCACTTTTGATAAAGCCGGCCTTTGTCCATGCTGATAGGTTTCCCATTCTCATCCATATCTCCCCATGACATAAACTCTTCTACATTTTCAATCTGAATGTAGTCAGGGTCTATAACATCAATATAACGGAAGAGATGTTCTGCCAACGTTCGGCTGTCGGCATCTCTCGGCTGACCGCCTTTGGCTTTCGAGAAGTTAGTACACTCCAAAGAGGCATGAAGCATTATCATGGCATCAGGGTATAGCTGACGGATACGTTCTACAATAGTGCTTATCGGGGAAAGTTCCAGTGTACGGATATCCTCAATAAAGTGAAGTGCATCAGGGATATTGGCATCATGTGAAAGAATGGCATTCTTGTCATGGTTCACACAACAAACAACTTTTGCACATTTATTTCCATCCAATCGTGCTGCTTCCACACCTTCGGATAAGCCACCAGCGCCACAAAAGAGATCAATAACAAATAGTTCTATATCGGACAGACCTTCAATGGATTTTAAGATGTCTTTCTGCGATTTCATAACTTCTCCTTTTTAAACAGGTGGCTGAACGCATTATCCAAATCCAAGTCTAGATTCAGTTTGGACGGGAAAGATTTAATGTATTCGTACATCTTATAAGCGAGGTTGTCATCATCACCGCATCTGTCAATCAGTGTGAGCAACATGGCGTTCACCATGTCAGAATCATTGCCGAAGTTTTCCTGAGTGGATTCGCTGCAATGATTCACATCACTTTTCAATCTCTTTATCGCGGCTATGGCTGTGTTGAAGTTTCTTTTTGAATCGTGTCTGAGTTCAAAGCCTTCTTTCTTGTATTGCTGCTGCATTTCTAGAAGGTTGGTTTCTAAAACGTCCGTGAGGACAAATACGATGTTGGTTATCGTATTCAGTTTGTCTGTTCCTTGCATAATCGTGTATTCTTATTTCTAATTCGAATGAATCCCCTTCGTTCTGTTTCTTCTAACAGTGGAAAGTCTTCATTCTTGATTTCACATTCTGTTTCGTAGTTCACGGAAGTATAACTTGGGATATTGAACTTTTTCCGGATTCTTACGATAACATCCGGATTTCTTGTTACCCAGTAAACGGTTATTCTCATGGTGATATCAGCATTTTTCTAGCTTCCTCATCTCCTGCATCAGCACGGTGCTTGATTTCAATGTACTCAGCATAAGAGATTCTGTTATCTCCACGCTCCTCTATCTCTTTTTCACGTTGGTTTCTGTATCGTTCACGCTCTTTCCGTTCAATATCTTTCCGACGTTCAGAAACGTAGTCCAGCATCGCACTTGTTATTTTCAATGGATCTATTGAACCGTAGAACCGCCCATACTTCCCTGACTTAAACCGTGCTATGAAAAAACAGATTTCAGCGGCATTTATATAATAATACTCCGAAAGGAATATCTCCGATAGTTCAGAAAGTTGCTCTTTCGCTATCTTGGTTGAAACTTCTGCAAAGTCATTCAATGAACCAAATTGTATCTTTAGCCATTCTATCGGTGTTTCATCCCCATAAGTAGAAGACAATAGCCCTAAACTCGGAATGCTGTCATTCAACGCCAGTTCTGAATGGGTTGCATTACATCTGACAAGTTTGAACTGCAAATCAGGGTTGTAATCAAGAATGAATTGTGCAGGATCGGGATATTTATTCAATAACGCCCTCTGCTTCAAGTTCCTTTCTCTTTTTTGCGGCAGCTTCTCTAACGGTTGTAGCGACTGCAAGAACTGAATCACGTTTTCGCTGCTCGCTATCCTGTTGATTTTTACTAAGTCTTGTCCCATTATAGTTTCCTTCCAATATTTTAGTAAAGTTTGCTTGTTTGAAAATCCAATCAAAGTCGCATTTCCAATTGCGGTCATTAGCTCCAAGTAAGAACGGGGATTGAAGAATGAGATTGAAAACACTCCTCACTGACTCTTTCCCATATTGGGCTATCCGGGCTTTTACAGCCTTTTTTCTCACATCAGTCATTGATCTTATCTGCTGGAGTCTGTCTTTGAATGTGGTATTATAGTATTCCATCAATCCGCTGTAATCAATCTTTTCAGAGGGGGATGGCGAAGAAAGCTTGGCTTTCTTTGATACTCCGTCAGGAGTATTTTCTTTCTTTTGATGTAGAGATATATCTATATACTCTCTTTCTTCTTTCTTTGTATTTGTGCCCTCTGTGTGCCCTGATTTTTGTAAAAGTTCGGATTGCGGTAGATTGTTGTTCATGGGCTGTGCCCCAAGTTGTGCCCTTAGTTGTGCCCATTCGTGTCTTAATTCATTGATTTCCTTTTCAATACCTGTGTCCTTACTTGTGCCCTTGGTTGTGCCCATTGGATTATATTCTTCATATTTACATAAGGTTATAAGGTTCATTCCTTGATTGCACTCAACAGTTATCATACCTTTCTTTCTAAGATGCACAAGAAAGGAACGCACCTTCTTTTCAGACCATTTCCAACGCTGTGACAGAAATCTTATGGATGCAGGATATTGACCTCTTGAATAAGAGATTTCTCGACCTCCGATACTCTCCTTTCGGGGCGTTACCTCAAATCGTGCAGACTGAATTAAGTCTAACCACGCTTCGCAACTGCTAAAAGTACGGGCTTCATTCCACATTTCATTCGAGAAAAACCTGCGGCTTAGCCTCAAAAATCCTTCTTCCATAGTTTTAGAATCTTACGTTAGTCAACTGCCTGTTATTAGAGTACACTGCCCATTTACCATTTCCACTATCAACAAGGCGAAGATCCTTCACTTCTCCAAATCGTTTTTTGTTTCCACAAAGGTCAACGATCCATCCGGCCTCTTTACTCGGGTGCGGACGGATAGCACGACCGACTATTTGATACCACAGTGCCAAAGACATCGTAGGACGTGCCATGACAATCGTATCCAGTTCTGGGTAATCAAATCCGGTAGTAAGTACGCCGACATTGGCCACGACCGGAATTTCTCCGGCCTTGAATGCCTCAAGAATACTCTCTCGCTCTTTCTTTGGGGTTTCTCCTGAAACGATGGCCGCTCCGGGAATAGACCAGGTAAGGCGTTCAGCTTCTTTCAAAAACCTCGTGAAGACCAATATACCTTTTCGTTTTATCCCGCTTTTAGGGTTCATTAGTCTTTGCACAATGCTGACCAGAAACCCGTAAAAATCGATACGCTCATACTCCTTTACGACAGACTTGTCTGTGTAGTCGGCTCCGGTCGTGTTCACCTTCAGATTAAGTTCATTCCATCCTAAAGGGTTCATTTCATAATAATTCAGTTTTGACAGATAACCCATATCCAAAAGGGTGGAAATTTGAACCTGATAAATGACCTCAGAGAATACACAAGGCCGGGTCCGGGTGATAAACTTCAACATACTGCCAAAATCCCTGCTTGATGAAAGACGGTAAGGTGTAGCCGTCAATCCAAGCACCTTGCACTTCAGCATAGAAAGAAATGATTTATACATTCCTTCTTTCGGGTTAACCAGATGGCATTCATCTATAATTATATTCTTGAAATGCTGAAAAAGCTCAGGATGATTGACAACACTACCAATCGTAGCGAATGTTATTCTTGAAATCTCTTTCCGCCCAAATGATGCGGAATATATGGAACAGTCCAGAATACCATACGAACAGAGCTTCAGATAGTTCTGTTCGAGTATTTCCTTGCTAGGTTGAAATACCAGCGTATGCCCTTCAAGGCGGCTAGCAATATCGGCTATTACCAGACTCTTCCCTGCCCCAGTCGGCAGCACCATGATGGCATTGTTTTTCTTGGCTTTGTTGGCAAAGAAATTTACCGCTGCATCACTAGTCTTTTGTTGATAATCACGTAGCTTGTACATATTTCTCGTTGTCTTTTACGATAATCGGTTCGTCCTCACTCAAACGGTTTAAAAAAGAAAGCACAATGTATGCTTGTTCCTTATTCATCCCAACGGGAGAAAATGATCCATCCTCGTTTTTTACCATCATTACGAATGTTCCGGGCTTTAATTCATTCATAGTCCTTTCTCCTTACCCAACTTATCTCCCAAAGCCTTATAATACTTTGTGAGTTCCATTAACTCTAAATCACTCCATTTCTTTGTTTGTCCGGCCTTCCATGCCAGCTTATCGAAACGTTGCTGACCGATTTTGACCTTCAAGTTCTTTTCATATTGTATCAGATGGTCAGCACTGAATCGGTTGCACGCCCGGCATTCTGCGTGGGCGTTGTCCTCGTCAAAGCGTGTGGCCATGTGGCGGCGCGAATGGAAGTGTCCGCAATCGGCCTGTGCGTATGGCTTTATCTGGCCGCATGAGATACAACGGAAATACCCGTTTGGCATACAATCACGAAGCCGGATATAGCGGCTGAAAACTTTGTCGAGTTTGGCCACTAAATCCGGCTTCTTCTTAATCTTGATACCTGCCTTGTCAAATAACGGCAAAGGCTTTTCTTTCTTCTTTTTTGGTTTCTTGATATAATACGGCATTATTTGAATCCCCATTCTTTTATGTAATCAATATTCTTTGGAAATCCATCTACTTGTTGAGGACTTAAAAATATCTTTTCACTTTTTAATGGAGTGCCTCCCCATACAGTAGCAGGACATTCTTCATATTCTTCTTTAGAAACTTCACTTACATTAAAATTGGGTTGGAAACCATATCCCATTACGCTTTCCCCTAAGTAAGTACCAAACTTCTTCAAAGCCCATTGAAATGCGATTTCCTTACTGAACAATCCATTTTTAGAAAGGACTGCTGCATATATTTTATGCATATAGTTTCCTGTTTCAGTTAAATCAGGGTGGCAACGGATGCAGAAATAGGAAATATTTCGCAAAATCTCTTTCACATACTTTTCATGCTTCTTGCATTCTTCTTCTGTAAGAAACTCTTTTCCATCATTAGCGATGTAAACGATTTTAGTTACTTTTTTTGTTTTCATATTCTTCTATTATTGGTTTACATAGTTCAACAACTCGCTTACAGTCTTCCACATCAAACATACCTATGTGACAAACTTCACGTGGTACCCCTAATTGAATGGATAGCCACAAATAAGCCTTATTCCTATTCGATGTATTTGGGATATGCTTCTTCCAAATCTTGTTTATAAGATTGGTCTTGGCGATCTGGTCAAAATAGAAATGGGCTTCTTTCTTGGCTTCCCTCAGTTCTGCATTTGCCAAACGCCCTAATGCTTGGTCTGTCCCTTTATGTACACCTACATAAGCCCTACAATCCCGACAGAGATAAATCATGCCGTATGAACGCCCGTAGATTACAGAACTATCTACAAATTCAGTTGGTTTGCCACAATAAGGACAAATCTTACCAGTAAGTAATTCATCCATTATCTCAAAGCATTTATAACGTCTCCAATATCTTCGCAATCAGTAATATCTTTAAAAGAGATATAGCAATTATCACAACCATAGCCATCACCTGAAGGACTATTATCTACAATGGTGTTTATTTCTTCAAGATTATCCTCTTTGATTGCTTTTACAACAGTATTTAATCGTTTAATAACAGCATTCTTCAATGCCTCCTTGTAGCGTTTTTTAATTATCCTACTTACTTCTTCATCTTTCATTCCAGACTCTTTCAAACAGCAGAATAATTCATTTCTAAAATCCTTATCAAAAATCTTTTCCATATAATTATATTTTAGTTTGTGGTACCGGCAGGGCTCGAACCTGCATGATAGGTGTTTTGATTGAAAATCCATATCCTCCCATTTACGAACCTATCTCGAAAGTCTACATAGCGTCTACCAATTCCGCCACGATACCATTGAGTCCGCAGTTCCGACACGGTGCCATTGGCGTAACCCCGGCTAGGCTTGCGGACAATACTATGAAAAACACACTCAGAGCACTATGTATGTGCGTGGGCGCAACGGGAATCGAACCCGCATAAACCTTTGCGCCCTATAAGACCATTCAAGGTAGGCTCATTCAAAATTAAAATCGTCAAATTCGTATTCATCCGGTTCTTCCGGATAATCGTTCCCCCAGTCCATAATCAATCAGACTGTGGTGGGACGTACCAGTCGGGTATGTATTCCATAATCAATCAGATTTCGATGATTACGATGTCAGGTGCAACACCTTTGATTGCTTCAATCTGTTCGTCAATCACCTTGTTTTTGTATTCTTCAATGGCCTCGTTGGCCCCGGCGGACACGAGAGAAAGGGAAACGTCTCGGCCATCTACATCTGCATAGATTTCAACCTCGATTTCTTCACAGGCAAATCCTTTGAACAGGGGGATATTCAGTTTGAAAGATTTCGGAAGATTAGAATCAACAACCTGAGAATAATTGTCCGTCTTGCTTCCGTTTTCTTCCTTGCTGCGTTCGATGTCCTGATTAACTTTTGCCTTGAAGTTCTTCAAAGTAGAAACCAGCATCATATTTTCAGATTTATCCTTGAAGAAAGCACGGTGCATCTTGAAGAATTGGGATAATTTAATAGGTTCCCATTTCTTGTCGGTGTTGATACCGAACTCCAGCATTTCCTTGGAAGCTTGTAATACTCCACTAATTTCAGTCTGATAGTAGTTGGTTTCATCAATAGTCAGAGCCAGTCCCATCTTGTCACGGTTTACGATGATATTGGCCGATTTCTGATTGATCAGTTCGACACGCTTCTCCAGCCATCTGTAAGGTGCATCAATAGTTCCACTGATAATCACTCTTTCCGGTTCTTTCGGGTCAAGTGCTACGGGTGCTTTACCTTCACGTAATACTACTTCGATTGGCGTACCGTTATAATCCTTCGGTACTACCAGGTTGATTTTGTTTTCACTCATGATTCTGTTCCTGTTTTACGGTTAATACTGAATACTGTCTTTTGCATCTCCTGTGGCATAATGGGACGGCTATAAACCAGTTCGCCCAGCTTGTTGTAGAATCCTGCCATCTTTTCCTCGTGATAGAGGATTTTGGCACATTCTTCATTTTCTACAAACTCAGAACCTCTCTTAATGTGGTCCAAAAGTTCCTGCTTTTCTTCGTTCAAAGGTTTCAGACGTTCTTTGAACTCGTCCATAGCCTCTTTCTTTTCTATCTCAATATCATTGATGGTGATTGATACTTCAGCTAATGTTTCTTTCTTTTGCGCCAATTCTTCGGGTGTGAATCGGTGAGTATAACCGATTTTCTCCACTGCATCGGCATTGTCCTGAAGAAACTGCCATCGTTCCTGTTCAGGAATGTCTTGTCCTAAAAATTTGTCCATATTATCTATAACTTATTTTGCCAAACTCATTGTAAACCTTTCTTGCAGTACCCATAGTATTATAAACTGGAATATAGCTTCTTTGAGAGGCTTTCTCTATTTGGTGAATACCGCTGGATTTAGGGTTGATTGATTTTTCAGGATGAAAGAATCTTGCTACATCTTGGGGAAATTTTCTTTTCTTCATAATCTCAATTTTTAAATAAATTCATTATTACGTTCAATTTCTTGTTGTGCGTAGATAAGCATCTGTTGTTCGTTAGCGGCAGGCAAATAGATACCTGCCACAGATGCGCTCCAGTTTCGGAAACGGTCAATACTCAAGGTCATTTCACCTGTTGTCAGCTCGGCAGAACTTCTTAAGTAAGTTACTTCCTTACCTTTCTTGTTGACCGTCTTTCTCTCAAACAAATCACGGTTGCAAGTCCTCTTATAAAAATCAATTTTTGCTTCGTCGAGACTGCAACCGTACTCACTACCGAAATACCCTAAAAGAAGATGCAAGTAGCTGTTTTGGGCAAGCGTGCGGTTAGGTAGTTTCTTTTTCACTTCCACCACCGCACGTTCACTAAACAGCTTGTTTACATACTCCTTGAACTTGGGTATTTGAAATTCATTCTTCAAGTCGAACAACATACGCTAAAAAGGCAAATCGTCCTTTACATTGCCATTAACATCAACCGGAGGCGGGAAATTCTGTGGCTGTTGCTGATAGGTCGACTGTGGCGCTGGCTGTTGTACCGATGTTGTTTGTTGGGATTGCGATACACCACCACGCGCATCTATTTTGTAGCACCGGATAGATGCCATACGTTTGAGTTCTCCGTCCTGATTCGTCCAAGAACGACCTTGTATCATAAATGATACAGTAACAACATCACCCTGATTAAAGCGGTCAAGTTCTGCACACTTATCGCCTGAAAACTCTAAGGGAATAATGTTTTCATACTCGCTACGCTCTCCCGTATAAGGGTCGTAAGTAGTAGCATCTAAAATAAACTCCCGTTTTGTAAATGAGGAACCACCGTTTTTGGATGGTATTTGAACGGTTTGTCCAATTTCGATTATCCGTCCGGTTATTTGGTTTGCCATTAATTTTCTCCTCCCAAAATCTTTTTATCGGTTATAAGTTCTCTGTTTTCTTCCAAAAACCGGATAAATTCCTCACAATGATTAGTAAGAATAGGAATATCACGTTCAGGATTGAAAACGTATGTTTCTGTATAGGTATCTACCACATAACCGCCTTTGTTGAACTCCACAATGTTATACTCAAATGTCCGTACATCAGAACCGTTCTTCATTAAAGCGTATGGATATACTAAATGCTGGTGGTGATCTTTGAACTTTCCCACGGTATAACTACCGGTTGTTTTGATGTCGTGAACACTGGTAGGCATCAGTTCGTCAATCAGACCATAAACCAATACACTACCGTATGCAGTAGGCAAGATGGCTTCTACTCTTTGTTGGGTTAATGCTCCTTTGTAGTAGTTGGCAAACTCGCGGCAAAGGTCAATGTGAAAAGTGAAAGTGCGATTGTTGTAAACAGCTTTTATCCCGTAAAGTTTTCCGTCATCGTGATATGCCTTGCTAATTTCCATTATAGAAGATTTACGGTTCTCAATCATACAATCAATGATTTCATTGAAAGCCGTACCACGGTCTGCCGCTTCGCTATCGAATGGCTTGCGGTTAATCCGGTCTATCAGTTCTTGAAACTGTTGTTCGTGAAATTCTTCAGGAGTATGGGGTGGATTTTCTGACCACCCCCAGTACTTATCCCAAATCACATCACTATTCAGATATGCCCCAAAGGCATCAAGAAGCGTTGCGTAAATACGATATTTAGGCTGCTGGTTCATATTTCTTTTCTGAATTAAGTTTCAGATTCAAAGACTTCGCTTTGTTAGCTACCAACTTTGCCGCCATTTGCTTTGAAGAACCAACGTGCTCAAAGTTATCTATTTGCGCGATAAAATTATTGGCAGATTCCGCATCCGTAATAAGTTCGATCTGTTCTTTTATCTCTTCAATAACTTTATCATACTTTTCCTGTGCCTCTTTCTTGGCAGCAAGCATACCCAAATACGAATTGATTATCTTGGCGGTGATAAAGTCGTTCTTTGCGGTTGGATTAGCATTCTTGTCAAGGATGGTAGGAACTTCCATCACTGAAGGAAGATTGCAAGTATTCTTACCGTCATTTCTTGAAGTTGGGTCAAAAGTGATGGTACGTCTTTGGACGCCTCTTTCGCTTTTCATTTCAAGATAACCGAGCAAATCCAGTTCAGTAACGATAGAGTTGTAGGATTTTTCACGCAAGGCAGGGATAAACACCGTATCATCACCTTCTTTTCTTGTGTCGCGATGGGCAACGAAAATGATGTGCTTGTTAAGCCCCGAAAGTGTTCGTGTCATCCATGAAAACTCCGCATTGATACCGCTCCAATCCTTGATAGACGGTTGGCGGCTGCCACATTTATAAGTAATGATGAAATCCATCATCTTGCCAATGGTATCTACCACGATTGTCTGATAGGCAGACAAATCCTCCTGCAAGACCTGTTGAACATCACTCCATGAAGTGACCTGTACAGTATCTATGTTTTCCAAATGCGCCATATTCATACGCTTAACGCCATTATCGAAATCCAATAATAACGGTTTCGGTGCGCTCAATGCCACTGTTGATTTTCCCATACCAGCCTGACCGTAAATCATCATCTTTACAGTGGTAGGAATTACTAATTCATTTGATTTTTTAATAAGACTCATAATCGTAAAATTTAAAGGGTTTATATTACTTTCATTCTATTCAAAAATCTGTTGATCGACTCCAAATTGTACCAAATCATTTTTCCATCTTTGGCAAATGAAACCTGGGCGTTATTCCTAAGTTTATCAAGGTAATCAACGCTACACCCCAAATAAGCCATCGCTTCATCCTTATTAAGCCAAAGTTTCTGTACGGATTCAACCTTTCCTCTTTTCATATCATATCTTTCAGAAATTCTATTTTCTCTTCTCTAATCCGTCTTGCCCTACGCATATCCGAATGGAAATCCTGATAAAACGTAATTGAAAACACACATAATAAACAACAGGCGATAACAGAACGGGCTATTGGTGGGAAATCCATAGTGAATTTCATGCCAGCCAGACGCTCATATAGCATGGTCGCCAGTTCTCTTCCATTTCTTACATGAAGAATCTCAAAAGCCTTCTGCAACTGGTTGTTTATCGTGCTCACAGCCCTGCATTTCAAATCGGCTATTTCCTTCTTCTCATACCCTTGTGCATACATTCGTGCCGTAATCTCGCATTCAGGTGTAAGTTCATTAAAAACTCTCTTCATAATCGTGCAAGTCAGCTGATTAATAATTGCGGATAACCTCAATATATCCGGCTTCCCTGTTAGTGTCCACCGAATACAAAGTTTGCTCCTTGTCTATTATCCGGTCAATCCTTGCCAGCCTGTTAAGATCAGCGGTACACCTGCGAAGCTGTCCGGCAAGCTTGTCGCTAAAGTCAAAGCTGATTCTGTCATTCTTCTTTTTCAGCTTTTTCTTGATTTCTGTTCTTTCTTTCAGTTCTTTTGCCATAAAAGTAAAATTTAATTAATGATTCGTGGATGGTAAGGGAATCGAACCCCTCTCAATCGTGCCAATTGTTTGCGCAACACGAAGCTCTAACCGATAAGCTAACCATCCGATTAAAAAAGGTGCACTATCCTCACGGACGGCACACCCAGTACAAACACAATATAAAACACGAATATCTAATCTATTATCATAACAATGCTTTTAACCGCGTTCTTGAAATGATCAAACTTCCGGTTCAAATCACTCCAAGATTTATACCATGTATTTTTCTCTTCAGCTAATTTCTCGTTAGCCTCTTCCAGTTCCTGCACACGCCTTACTAAATCTTCATGCGTCATGCCTCTTAATTCTTCCACTGTCATAATCGTATAAATTTAAAATGTCGTTAAAAAGGTAGGAGTCGAACCTACTTCTTGTAAGCTAAATGAATATATAAATTAGAATATAAGTTAATACCAACAATTAATCGCTTACACGCATTCCAACAATGCTACTTCATAAATTACCGCCCAGCTGGTTTACAAGGTGATTGTGCACTCATCCCCATGCGCCTTGTGCCGGATTATAGGACTACCTTTTAGCGGTCTGTTTTAAGTTCTCTATAAGTTATTCTCATGAGCGACACACACCCTACACATATAACACTCATTATAGTGATAGAGAATATTTTCATAGGACTGTAAGTAGTGATAGCCCCGTAAAGCATACCGGCAGCACATATACTAACCAATATAGATAAAATGAATTGGATTGTTTTCATAATCGTATAAATTTAAATAAGTACCTGTACCCTAATCGAATAGCAGAACCTTATTTCAGTTCAGTACAGGCTATATTGTCGAAAACAGTACGGACGCCTAACCCGTATGCTCACTGCTCAAAGACGATTCTTTGCGGTGTTTTCTATTAATTGTTAAACATTGCACAGCTCACAAGCCCCAACTTGCTTATGTGCGTTCGTTATCTTTGGTTGGCAAAAACGGCTTATGAATTACACCGTAATTGCTTTTACAGAATTTCAAAGAACTAATCAATAGTACCCTACCCGATTCTCGCTATCGGTTGCCGTTCAATCCGTCTGTAGGGCTGTCGTGCGTTGCATAATCGTGTATTATGCGTATCGGCTGATACCTTGTACCCGGCATAGAGCATCGTAGTCCATGCCATCATCTTCACAAGTTTCAAAACCTTTTAAGGCATCTTCCAAACTGTCTATCTCATCCGTTATCAACTGGATAGCTTCTTTTTTGCTATCAGCATTGAACATCAGGCAGACAGCCTCTTCATCATTGTTATGGGCAGCCTCTAAATCTTTATAAAGGCTATCCAACTGCTGGTTAATCGTGTAAGCATTCATATCCATATCTTTTATGCGATTGACATCAGATTAGCTTTTTTGAAGCATCTGAATTCTTGGCGTTCAGTATCATAGTAAGTCTGGACGGTATCATTCTTTTTTCTGTTGTCAGTACCAGTGATGGCAGGCATCAGCTTTTCATTTAGTGTACCGTATGCCTCACGAACGGAACCATCCACTTTTTTGAAGTAGAACTTCACTATCTTCTTTTTCATCTCACCTTTCAGTTTCAAATTAGCCCAAGCGACCTTCATTGCTTCGCTCATGGTGTAGCCATTACGCTTAACGAACTGCCAAGCAAGGCTCATTACTTCGTGTAAAAATTCTCTTGTTCTCATAATCGTGTATTTTAATATGTTTATACTATTTGAAATCTGAATTAATCTTCGTTTCTTTGTATCAGTTTAATTTGATAATGCAAATATGCTATCAATTTTGATATGGCATATCATTTTTGATTATTATTTGTGTTAATAATATCTAATTTGATTAATCTAAAATGATAACATTAAGACAAATAATTAGAAATCAAGGCGTTACAAATAAAGTAATAGCTGATGCGTTAGGCATAGAATCTACCAATATAGGTAGATATGATGATTTATCTAAAAGAAGACTATCAGAATTGATAATCATATCTAAAGCCTTGGATATGTCTCTAGGCGATCTTGTCCAACAGGCAATGGCTGATGAGATTGAACTAGGAGATGTTACGATTATCAATAAGCCTAAATATATAGAAAAGATAGATGAAGAAGGCATAATTAATCTATATGACATTGAGGCTGCCGCAAATTTGAAATCTCTTTTGGTGAACAAAGACCAAAACATACTAGGAAAGATAAGTATCCCCAACATACCGAAATGTGACGGTGCTGTATATGTCAAAGGAGATTCTATGTATCCTTTATTGAAATCGGGAGATATTATAGCTTATAAAGAAGTTCCCGTAGAAATCCAACACATTTTTTATGGGGAAATGTATTTGGTTTCAATAGATGTAGAAGGTGAAGAATATCTAACTGTAAAATACATAAATCAATCTGAAAAAGGAGGTGATTGGATTAAGTTGGTAAGTTACAATCAGCACCATCAACCCAAAGATTTTCCTTTGGCATCAGTTAAGGCACTAGCTTTAGTAAAACTAAGCATTAGGATGAATACGATGAAATAAACGCCATGAGTTTCAACCAATACACATGGGACCTATATAAACAGACCACAATCGGAATAGAGATGATAAAATACTTTTCCGATGCGGGAGGATATGTTTTATTCAAGGATTATTGTCCGTACGCTAATTTCATACCAGAAGATTTATATAACGATTGGTTGGAGAATATATATTGCTACGGTGTATCAGATTATGACCATCCCAGCTCATTGGAAGAAGCAAAAGATTTATACATTTCACTTATCACATTAGGCATAAGGGTAGAAGGGCAACAATGGCTTCCTGCTAACGACTTCAAGAATATGCTTGGGATTATCCAGCCGATGTCCTATGTCTTATCACAGTTCGCCCCAGAATATTTCTTCCCGTACCTGTTCCTTTGCCGAATATTCGAGCTGAATAAAATAGCGGATTTCTTTAACATAGACCTCCCCAATATTCCCAAAAGAACTGATTACAAAGGAAGGTGCATGTATTATTGGGAACTTTGCGAGGTGTTTTATTTGTTCAGAAAAGAAAATGGACTATCTCCAGCAGATCTATGGTCTTTCCTATACGACTTCGCACCCAATAATCTCCCAAGCGAGAAAATAGACATGCCCAAACCGTCACAAGTCTGGTTCATTGGCGGCAGGTTATACCAAGAAGATAAATCCTTAGAATCGAAATTCTGGCAGTCAAGCCCCGAAACAAAGAAAGGGGATATTCTTGTTCATTACGAAACGTCCCCAATCAGTGCAATCACTTGCATAGAGACATCGCTTACGGATGGCGTAATAGACCCTCTATTCCGATACTACGGGTGTATCTATATTGGGAATAGAATAAATATTCCTCACATTACTTTGAAAGAACTACAAACTGATGAATATTTTTTCAAACACCCACTTGTTAGAAAAAACTTTCAGGGAGTAAATGGTTGGTCGGTTAACAGTGAGAACTATTCAGAGTTACTTCGGATGATAAAAACAAAAGGATTTGATATAGAGGTTTTGCCAAAATTGTATGCCCCAACCTTGCCCAAAGACGTAATTATAGAGTACGAACATGATGTAGAACAGCAATTGCTGGAACCATTGCTTAACTCTATGGGATGGTATGAAAACAAAGACTTCATCCGGCAGTTACCAATCCAAGCAGGGAGAGGACATAGGATATTCCCAGATTATGCGTTACATTATGGCAATAAACCAAATGAGGAAAGGGCAAAAGTGTTGATTGAAGCCAAGCTGTGTATGAGGAATAACAAGGAAAGAGAAGAAGCATATTTGCAAGCGCGCTCATACGCCCGATTACTTAATTCTTCTGTGATTGTTTTATGTGATAAGGATTACCTGATTGTTTATGAGAAAAAAGACAGCTTCGACCGGGACAGATACAAGAAATACTGTTGGGGAGATTTTGAGAATCCAGATACTTTCAACGAATTAAAGAACAAACTAAATATTTGAAATTATGAAAAGAGGAATAATACTATTTTTTTCTTTTTTATTTTCTTGCTTGTTAAATGCTCAACTTTCCATTCAGCAAGATACTATAAGATATGTTATGGCAAATCTAAATTTGAGAGAGGCTCCTAATACAACCTCTGCTATTATTACTCAAATACCTAAAGGCACTCAAGTTACCATAGATGAAGACTGTGAATGTAAATGGATTCCGGTAAACTATAATGGATACATAGGATATGTTTCGACAAAATACCTTTCAAAAGAAAAAATTGAATGTACTACTACATACAATAACAGTACATCTATTAAATATTATACAAATTCAAAGGGAGAACGAGTACAATCTCCAACTTATTATAATTCCGCGCCTCCTGGAGCAACAGCTTTATGTAGAGATGGAACATATAGTTTTAGCAAAAGCCGTAGAGGAACATGCTCACATCATGGTGGAGTTGCAAAATGGCTAAAATAACAAATTAGACACACAAGATTATGATTGACTTTCTAACCATCATACTCCTAATATTCGGAGTATTACAAATTATTCTCTTCTTCAAAGTATGGGGAATGACAAACGACATCAAAGATATAAGGAACAAGTATCTCAAAGACGAGGATGAGAAACAAAGAAAAAACACAGAGCATGACGCTATAACCCAAATAAGTGGCGGTTCTAAACCAACAATATAAGCCGGGCATCATTTCCCGGCTTTTTCTTTTCCAAACACATAGTCAATCACTCTCCTATTGGCATCGTCCACCTTCTTCTGATCGAATTTGATATAGATACTAGTAACATCAGGACCAATCTCATGTCCTAAACCGGCAGATATAGTTTCTTTAGGTATATCAAGTTCCGCAGCCAATGTAGCCCATGAATGGCGCGCCCAATATGTGGACAGATCCGGAAATAACGGTTGGCGAACCTTCTTTCCTCCCAGCCCTTTACGCTCGAATGGCCCTATATTCTTCAGTGCCTTGTTTATCCGACTGATAAAATCTTTGTAATTAGAATACTCGTCCAAAACATTCAAGAGATATTGCCTTCCCTTATATCGATCAATTATACCCTGCGCTTCCGGTTCTATCTTCACTGAATACAATTTTCCAGTTTTTCGACGATGATATTCAATCCGCCCGTTGACTATGTTCTCCTCTTTCAGCAGAAGCATATCCCCTATATTTATGCCGATCAAATAAAACGACAGCATAAATAAGTCCCTGTATCTCTCCTCAAATTCCTCGCATGGATAGGCTTTCAGTACTCTAATCTGCTCGATGGTGAGAGAACGCTTTCGGGTTTCTTCTTTCTTTATCTTGAATTTCCTAAATGGATATAATGTGGTTATCTCTTCATCAATGGCATAGTTGAAAACAGCACGAATATTCCGAATATGAATAGCATAGGCATTTATCTTCATTCCGCTTCCACTCATCCAATTCTCGAATGACACAAGCCATTTTCTGTCCATAGTATCGAATGTACAATTAGGGTCAAAAGCCAGCAGTTTGTTTCGGGTAGTTTCATAAACAATCTTTGTGCCGGCATTATTCTTCAATGAAACAAATTCATCCAAATAATCAATGAATGACTTTTCACTCTTTTTCCTGCCGCTAATAATTTCTTCCAAGTGAGATTTCAGCATCTTATCGGTTATCACTTTAAGCTTTCCCATAGAATGCATGACAAGAAGTTCATTCTCTACAGCGGCAAAGATATTGCGCAATGCTGCATTTTTATATTTATAATTTGGTTCTTTCTTATTATAGCAACTTCCATCCCATGCTTCAATGGCAGAATCAAACCCCGTAGAAAGCAATAATTTGCTTTCATGCTGGATACGTAACTTAATAGGGTATTTATTGTTAGCCTTTGCCCTTCTTGTGTCAAGATAGAAATTAACGGTAGCCAT